GCAGCTGACTAGTTCTTCTTACTTAGTTGCACTACGAGTTTGATACACTTAGTCCAAAACTTGACACCAGAAGTATACTCCACAAATGTGGGTATGTATGGTTCAGTCATAAAAAAATCCCAACCATGTATACACTACACGATCAGGATGATTTTGGATGATATAGTGGACGCTTCAACTAGTGGCACATACTTCTACTCAATCCTCGAAATATTCGTTATCTTTAAACTTGCGCTCATGCTTGTTACGCTTATTGTAACGCTTAGCATTTGACACATTGTAACCATACGACTCATAATCGTCTCTTACTTGTTTTGTAGACGATTCAGTATACTTTTTGCTAGTTTTTGCCATCTTTAGTGTAAAAATCAGTCAATTAGTGATTAATATGAGTATTTATGGTACAATCTTGTCAATTAGAGTCAGTTCCTCTTGTTTAATGCTATTATTCAAGAATTTACCTACTGATTCTTTACTATCAATGACTTTCTGTAAGTTATTATCGAAAGTATCTACATTTCTTTGATACTTATACACTACATTACTAGTAGTGAATTGAATCTCAATATAGTCTTCTCTTAATACTATACGATTAACCATAGATGACTCTAATGAGTTAAAGTCTTTAAGAATAGTAGAGAATTGTGATTGTGTCATTTGTGAAATTAAATTAAATCTTAAAATTTAAAGTTTTTTAAAAATTGAACTTTCTTAAAAAACGAACTTTTTGACTTTCTTAAGTTTTTGAGTTTTCGAGTTTTTTGCTTTTCTTCAAGTTGCCTCTGTGTGCCTCTCGAAGACCTCTATATTATAGCAGTGACCCTGTGACCCTCGGCGGGGGTTTGTGCCAGTTTACAACGTGTCATAGAGGGCATTGACAATCGATGCAGGGTGCGCTAAGACAACAACTCCACCGCACCTTACCTATATTAAATAAACCATTTAGTTTTCCACAGGTTTTTCCACAGGCACTCAACACATTATAAAGTTTTATCTTTAAAAGTCGTTGTAAACACTAGGGAGTGCCTTTGCGGTGTATAGTGAGTATCTCTGGAGATAATACCAATTTCTTTTCTTCCATCCCTATTACGACTTGTCCTCTTTTAATCATCTTCATCATTGCTTCTTGTGCTGATTGAAGGGTCATATAACAGGCATATTGAGTTGTTGATTCAGTATGCCCATATGGGATATGTTCGTAACCTATAGCATAGTAAGTGTTAGGTAACTTTCGTCTCATCTATGTGTAGTATTCACTGAGTTCATCTGCATTATAATAACTGATCTCTTCCTGTTCATTTTCTTCTTCACCTAGTAGCATCCATTCATAGAACTCATCAGCAAGTGCCATGGCATCATCCATACGATCTTTCTTAAGAAGAAACTTAAATCGTCGTAGTCTATTCTGCATGATGGTGTCTATCTGATTAGAGATAGATGCTTGTTCTTTAGCAAGTTTATTGTTCATTGGATTGTAAGTACGTTAGAGAGATGATCATAACGAACGAACACTTGTTCTTTAGTAAGTGCTAGGGACAAACCTTTAGCAAACTCGTTAGGGAATTTAGAGAAATAACGCCAGTACTTATCTGGGTCAATGTTGTTTGGTACTGGTTTGAATGTGTTTGGTGTCAGTTGTTGGAGTTCAACTAATTCTTTGACGTGATCAGAAATTAAATTCACTTGACAAATACCTCGCTGGTGTGTTCTTGAGTCAGTTGTTGTGCTTGTTTGAGTAGATGACACATATGAACAATATGATCTACATCCTCATCTTGGGGATTGAAGTCATAAGATGTAGACCAATCAGGCATACCATCATTGTCAATGTAAGCACCAAACATGTAACCATCAGCACCAATGGCATAAACATGTGGGGAAGCAACGAGAAAGAACTGGGGAGCAGTCATCGGTCTGTGTGTTGAATGAATTCAGTATACTATGTATTTGGTTGGTTGTCAAGCACCTTGGTAGTAAGCATTTTTGTAGAGGTAACCACCACTCCAGTCGCAGTTCTCAAGTACAAACTCACGCTCTCTAATAATATTCAGATCAAAACGGGCATCTTTCACTGGTGCTTTGAATGATGCTGCCTTGTGCAACTCACCAGTCTTCATGTTAATGAAGCAATGTACGCTACGATTGCCACCATCAGTCTCCATGATGATCTTGTGATACTTACGACCACTTTCAATGTAGAACTTATACAGACATTCACCACTCTCAATAGAAGCAAGACGCTTTGCTTTGTATTCAGGTTCAGTATGATTAAAGAAGTTAGCACGGCGAATGCTATCACGCTTGAAGTCATATTCCAATGCATCACATAACATCAGGCAATATTCTCTCACCTTGAGTTGAATGCTGTTACGAGCACCTTGAGTGGCAACGAAGTCAGTGAATGAAGCAGTCATGTCGTTTGTGTTGATGTTGTTAGTATAATGCTTAGTGGGGATCATTGCAACCCACATGCAGACACTTGATCAGGTGTCATAGTCTCAACTGTTAAGCGTCTCCATCCTTTAACATCACGGATGCCTTCCACTACCATGTTCACAACACGCTCCAGTTGCTGCTGACGACCCTTGATAGTGGTGCATTGACCTTGCTTAGAGTAAAGTGTGCTCACTGTGCTGTCCTCATTAGTGATGAAGATGCGATAGTGTGCAAACTTGACGGCGGTGACTGCCATGTGGGTCGTTCCCTTTGGTATGAATATAGTATAGCGTGTTGAGGTGCCCTGTGGTGGTTCAGTGGTCAGTTCACGAAGTGGTCAGTCGTGACATACTAATCATGAATAGAAACACTACCATGATCACCACATCCCAAGACTTTGTTCTGATGAAGTATGGTATGCTAATCAAATCAGCAACACAATTAATCATCACACCAACAATCACATTCACATGTAGAATCACAAAATAGGCAGTGATAACACCAATACTACCTAATACTCTTGCTTTACTGTCGAGTTTCATGCCATGTGATCCCCAATCTATCCCATAACTCATCAATTGTAATCTCTAACTCTGCCGCAACTTCTTCATCCCATTCACGATTGTTCTTCTCACATTGTGCAACAAATGCTGGATCATCACACATCTCTTCAATTAGATCTTCAAATGAAGTTGTATCTGGAATAGTCATTGTTCTACGTATGATTTAAGTAGTGGCATAGAAGAATATGCCGTGGTGGTGCTTACGTCTACTGGTTTGCCAGGACGTTTGTGGTTAATTGGGGCAATGTAACATTGTTTTTTTGTGTTGTAGAATCCCCAAATTGAGACGATAGGGTCATTACTGTAACTAAACCTAGCATGATTCCTAATCCAAATGCCAATGACGTTGGTCTTATGTTCTTTAACATAGTATGTGAAACCTTGTGGTGGTTGATGTGGGAAATCAGTTGGCAGTTCGTTCAATGGTTGAGTCATAATAGTTCATCATCTTACTATCACGCTCTGCTAAGAATAGCAGATAACAAGTGAGAGCAACAATAGCAAAGATGCCGCTTAGGAGATACTGTGTGATTCTCATGCTTTATTTGAGTGAAATTGAGAATTGATTAGGATGAAGCGATTAACTCATCCTAATCGCTTCATTGATCAACCAACTGCCATTGGAGAATACTCGGAGCGTGGCATTTGATCTACGTTGTAACCAGTCACCTCAGCACCATTAGCAATGCGCTCAGACCACTCGTTACGTGCTGTGAGTGCTGTGACTGTGCTGTAAGACTTCTGACCATTAGAGTTGAAAGTGACGCGCTTCTGGAAACGCTTGACAATTGTGCCAGACTCTTCAGCAATGAATGCTTCAGGAAAGAAATCAACTGTGGTGACGAGTGTGGTGAGTTGCATGTGAGGTGTGTTCCTTTGACTCTCTTAATATACAGGGTTTTGGGGTGCTGTGCCACAATTGTGGACACTACTCATACTGGCACATGTCCATGACTGAAACGACAGCACCCGTGGTATTCATAGTTTGAAACCAGAAAGCACGTAACATCTCATAATCAGGAAACTGATATGATCTACCATCAGGAAATAATACCTGATAGAAATGTCTATCGTATGGTGCATCACTGGTTTGCTCAAACCATGTGACCTTCTTGGATTTCTTAGACATCTTTCTTTTGTTTGTGTGGATTTTTGATTGGGAATGGTTTCTCAAATCCCCATTTCTTATTCTTTATCTTGTTTTCATGTCTAATGGCATTGATCATCTCCTCTCTGCTATTCCAAGGAGAGTTCTTATTAGTGTCCATGGTATCGAGTTTACTTCCAACGTTTTGTTTTTAAGTACTCCAGAACATCACTACGTACATCCATTAACTCATGATAGCACATCTGATTGTGAGCACATTGACGTAGTGCAGGATCAGGTTTCAGTACAGATTCAATGAACAAATCAAGTCCACGATTCCATTTGTCTTCTTTACTCTCTTGATCGATGTTGTCAGGGTTCATGAGACTGCTTCCTGTAGTTTGTATTGGAGTTTAGTCAGATTATATCGATTAATATATTTCTCTGCATGATCATAACACTGAAACCAACATACTTTCTTTTCTTTTCGATCTTCCAATCGCCAAGGAAATGTACCAAGATGTGGGAATAGTTTCAGATCTTTTGATCTGGTGTATTTAATGGAATCCGAAACCTTCGTCTTCACACCAGAACTTATTCCAATCTTCTTCTGTTGCTTGACTGATGTTAACTTCTCTAGATTGCTCTCTAGAGTTTTCTGTACTGATTTTGATCGAGTTGTCTTCGTTGACTTCCCAGTTGACGATTGTACCTTCACCCCAGTTGAGTTTTTCGATGATCTCTTCGGGGATCTCGATGTAGAGTTCTTTTGTTGTGGCATCTTCTTGGATTTCAATTGATATATCCATTTTCTCTCAACCACTCGCCTGTTTTTGGTGTGGGATCATATACTTCCCACATATTGCCACCAGCACACGCTGCAAGGGCATCCATCGTCATGTTCTCAGTTCTGCCTGCCCATTGTGCCTCTGCCTCCCATGGGACTGCTGAAGCAGGGTATGTGCGCTCTACAAGCACTCTCCAGATCATAGGAACTTGATCTTCAGGTTTAATAATCGCAATCAAACTATTGTCAATACTACCTGCCATACAATCTTGAGCAGCATGCCACCCTTCATGTCTCATCACCATCATTAGAACAGCAGGATCACCCATGAAATCCTTATTCAGAAAGAAGTTATTGCTAACTGTATGGTAGACACCACGATGCATCGCGGGGAAATACTTCTCATCAGCAAGAAATACATTCACACCAATTTGATTGAGTGAGTGTAAGATGTTGTGAAACTCACCAGTGACACTAGTGAATGCTCCTGTATTGTCATAGTTAGATGATATGTCAAGCATAGAGTATACTTTCTCTACACCATCAGTGCATTCACCCAGTAGCATACAACCAAGAGAATCCATGGTTCTATATCCTTGAGTGATCTTACTATCATCAGCAAGAACATGTGGCGAAGCACCTAAACTGAGTGTAGTTAAGAGTGCAAGTAGTGTTGAACGTAACATAAAGGTGATTATTAAGTGTTGGTGCTGTCTGCTGCATTGTCTGCTACAAGGTGAGACAGACGTTTTTCTAGATCAACATCATTGATGCCGTACTTAAATGCCATTGCTTGTGAATCATGGCGCGTATGCCCCCACATACAATCAATGAGAAATTGAATCTCATTGATAGATAAGGTCATGGTGATTTGATCAGTATTCACTGAGGAGGTCTTCGGGGAGGAGTTCATAGATTTCATTACTTGGCAGGAAATATTCTGCCATATGTAGTGCTTTCATACGCTCATCATACTCCAGTACTTCAGCGTAGTCAATGTCAAGGACAGAATTGTTCATCGTTTGATAATAAGGATTTCGTGTGATTCTTTGGTGTGGTCAGATTTGTTGGCGATACGATTGTCACCAATACGTGTCTCACCTAGTTGGTAAGAGTAGTGCCACTCAGGATAGTGTAACTCGAAGTCACCATACCACTCGCGAATGGTCTCACAATTATTGTATGAGAGAATGAATGGACCTTTGTGCGAGTGGAGCAGGTCTCTCAGTATAGCATGATCGAACCCAGTGTGGTGGACATCAATGTTACAATTTGGATACATGCCCTTGAGCATCTTGTTATCCTTATCTTTCTTGAGATAATATGGTGGGTCAAGATACAAGAAGTCAGTATCATATGAAGTTATGACATCTTCAAATGATGACTGGTACACACTGAGATTCGGATTCTTATAGTTACGAATCTTCTTGATCATCGTGTCCCACTTCTTCTGATCTTGGTAGATCTTACTCATCCACCCCAGATACATCGGACCATAGGATAGATTGTGGTTGTAATAGTAATATGCTGCGGCAGTGATGTTGTCAAGACGGATTGGATCACGCTTGTAATACTCTGTCTTCCAGTCTTTGAGCATTTCCTGAGTGTAATCCCAGCAAATTAGTTGCTCTTTGATCTCAGCATACTTCTCTTTGGTTGGTTCAATGAGTTGTAGAGCGTCTGCTAGTTCATCTGGTTGGTTCAATAGAACTACCCAGAAGTTTACTAGCGCGGGAAATACATCCCAACCAATGACATTCTTACCTAATTCAGTTGACCAGCGTGATTCTAATGAACCACCACCGATGAATGGAGACACAATACGATCTGTCTCAGGTAATTGTTGCGTAATGATGTTGTATGCTTTACTTTTACCGCCTGCATAGCGAATAGGTGTCTTCATTTAGTCTTACGATCGATTTTGTACTGCCCGAACGCTTCATGAATGGAATCAGGAAGAGAAACGCCAGTCTCTTGGTAGTTCCACTTAGGATAGCATCCTTCAATGGTATTATACTCCATCAAGCAGTTTTCTTCAATACCTTTGGCACTGACAGGAACACTCACTTGCTGAGACTTGAACAAACCAGGAACTTCAATTACAATGGGTTCCATGTAAATCATGTAAACCTCAACTTTGTTGCCCTTGTTCAGTTCTTCACGCATGAACCAGTTAATGGCAAAGCGATTGATGCCAGGGTCATCTTGACCAGCATTGAGATAGAAACCCATACAACCTTGAATGCCACTCTTGGTAGAAGATTGACCAATCTTGTAGATCTCTCCATCTACACACAGAATGTACACAAGAGACACATGCTTGCTCTTCAGTTTCTTAGGAAAACTGGTATCATAGTTCATCACAAGTTTGGTCTTGTAAAGAACATGCTTGGGACCAGAGTAAGCAGCAGTGCCGTGAGAAATCTCACCAACACGAATGGCGTTAGGAACGTCAGTGATGTGCATGGTGTGTGTCTCAATACAAGTAGTATGGCATAAAAAAAGGAGGGTGTCAACCCTCCCCAACCAGTTCATCAAGTGTCACCGAAGATAGGGACGATGTTAGTCTTTACATGTATTGTCATGTTGATATGTTGTTCCCACTTAGTTGCGTCGTCTAGGTTGTAGAAGACTGCTTCTTGGCGCGATACTGCACGTCCCGTCGCTTTCTTGTCCTTGTTCTTGTTGTAAACAACTGCGTATTTCATGCCAATATTCAGAATAAACGATCAGGTTAACTTGATAACGACCCCAACGACAACTAGCGTCGGGTCGATCAATAAAACAAATACAAACGTATCTGTCACAAATAAACGAAATGTAGCCCGAGTTGTGTCGGTATGCTACTGGTTGGAGCAATTCAAACGTCATACTCTCTGTTTTGCATGTCACTCATTTGGGTCTGTAGTTCAATAACGTAGCAATCTAGAGATTTTAGTTTGCTTTCTAATTGCTTGTTACGATCTTGGAGATCTTTAACCAAGTCTTTTACTTCATCGGTTAATGCATCTGCCGCGTCTTGATTGTGTGCCATGTAAATTCTGACTTAGAATGATGTCTTATTTAATTGCTTTAGAGTTTCAGTTGCTTCATCTGCGGTAGATTGAAGTCCTGATTGTGTGAGATCAATAACAGGAGCACCCCCATTACCGAACCCATTACCTCTAGTCATGTCTCTCTTGATGGCACGAAGATCACGGAGACGGCGTTTTAAACGTCGTAGTTCATCATCATCGTACAGGTGAGGACTTTCGAGAGCAGTCTTCACGTATTTAATCTCTTTTTGTGGTGTCCACATATTAATAACGTTCGGGTGTGTCGGTATACTTAATTTCACAATCTTTCTTTGCTTTCAAGAACTCATGGCGTCCAAGATCAGAACTAATGTTGTCAATACACTCAGCAAGATTGTCGATGTTGTCAATTTCTCTGTAACCACACATCAGCATTTTGAGTTGACGTGCTTTCTCAAGATGTTTTTCATGGTACTGCATCCAGTCATCGATGACGCATAGCATTTCTTCATATGCACGTCTTGCATCTACATCATCATCATTTAGATAATCAGCAATTGCATCATCGAGTCGTAATTTACGACTGCGTTCAAAGGAGGGTGTGGTCTCGGTCATTAGATTGCGTGAGAGGGGTCTATAAGGCGTTGTGAGGCGTCTCCAGTATATATCAGGTGGTTTGGTTTGTCAAGCAACTACAGACGTGGCAGGGAGACCTTCTACAAAAATGGTGTTGACGATGTGCTGAAGGCGTTTGATTGTCTTGGCACCATAGTTCTTGAATACAGGCACTGTCACATAACCAGTGGATTTACGATAGAGTCCAACAGCACCAGCAGGGATCTTGCCGTTAGCAATATCAGCAGCATCATCCTTGTTCATACGGATAACACGACCGATAGTCTGTGCCATCTCAATGATATCAAGATTGCGAAGCATGATAGTATTGGTAAGACCATGCACATTGATGCCTTCAGACAGAATGCTGTAGTGAAAGATGACAAACTTCTTGCTTGGATCTTTGCCCCAAGCATCAAATGTGTTGAAGAACTCTTGACGATTGACTTTAGTCTTGTTTACATAAGCACCATACTTGCTGGTGATGTGGAGGACATTGTAACCACGTTCCTTGAGATCGTGGAGAATGCTGGTCTTGAATAGTAGAGCACCCATGATCTTGCTGGCAGGTGCTGCTACAAGGATCTTGCTTGCCTTGTCAGCAGGCAGAGAGTCCACGATGTCTAGAAGCATGGTACGATCGCCTACAGAGGCATCAGCACCCTTCTCACGAATGATGTCCATTTCATAAGGTACTACAGTTGGAGCAAGGATGCTACCACTTGCGATCAGTTCGGGAGCTGGCACATTGCACAACACATATCCAAAGACTTCGGTATTATTCATACCACGTTCAGTCTTACGAGTATGCTTGGGTGTTGCAGTAAAGAAGTATGATGCTTTGCTACTCAGACTAGCAGCAGCAACACCAACAAAATGGTTGCGCTGAACTGCATTGTGTGCTTCATCAAAGTAGCAGCAATCGATGTTGATACCAGAATCAATGATACGTCCGAGTGAGTGATATGTGGTGAAGATGATTACATGCTCACCAACATGGTGACACATGCGAGTGAATAGGTTGATACGATCAGACTTAGTAGTACTGAAGTGTTTTGTCTCTCCACTATGAACATGAAGAACATTAGCATTGGTGATGCATTCAAGATATTCCGCACTCAGTTGCGTTGCCAGCATGATACGAGGAGCAACAACAACAATAGTTTGCGGAGTCTTTGCGGAACTAAGACGCTTTACAGCATCCATGATAGCAATGAGAGTCTTGCCACCACCAGTAGGCACAATGATTTGACCTTTGTCTTCCATGTCCATCGCGTCGAGAGCACGTTGCTGATGGGGACGGAGTTGCATCGGGTCTGTCTTGCGTTGATGTCATTATTATAGCAGATCAACGCACCCTTGTCTAGTCAGTGGACACTACAGCAACTGGTCATGGTCTCCATGAGACAAAATCTTTTGCTTCTCTCTTAGATACTAGTATATCAATGAGGTTGTAATCGCCATCAAATTCAAATGAGAAGTCAATTTCTTGCTCATCATGATCAAATAGAGATTTACACCACGCAGCATCTTCATCGCTCATCATAGCATAACGTGACACCATAAGATCGATCCATAGATCTCTGCTTTGAATCTTAGTCCACTTCTTCTTACTATGCTTAAACTCTAGGATTCTATCACCAGTTGTATCTTTGGGTAGTGTATATGGTCTTGTAGTGTATCCACGATGAGTATGAACAATCAATCCACTATCACCTTTAGTGTGCTCAAATGTGACCTTACATGATGTTCTATCCGCCAAACTCTTCATGAATACACCGAGTTGTGTATCCTTATGTGCTGGATCTAAGACTCTTGGTGATGTGTTCAACCCAGTAATATTACCATCTACATCCATATGCATTTCACTGATACCAACATTTATAGGACCAGGAATATCAAATAGAGCAACAATTTTCTCTCTAATATCACGATTCAGGTCTAATACAGCAACTGCATTCTCCCACTCGCTGGGATCAACAATGGATGATATCAATACACCACATGTAGCAGAGATCTTCTCAATAGTATCGTTATAACATATATCAATGTACTTTGTCATACTATTTGATACTTCTAATCCTTTAGAAATATAGTCAAAGTTCAATACATCAATAAGTTGACTCTTAGCAGAATCAGTAAATATTTCATCATAAGAATCTGAAGCAATTGATGTACATACTGCCCACATTGATGCAGTTGTATATTGAATTTCTTTAGTACTAAGTCTATAAACCTTAGATACGTCTAGTTCTTCTGAAAACATTATTCGTTATCCGCCAGCAACTGACCTTGAGGATTATACACCGCATAGAAAATGTAATCTTCTGGTCTAGAACATGCTTCCTGACTTGATGGGAAGAGATCTTCACAATATTCTAATGCTTCTTCTGTATTATCACATACAATGAACACATATTCAGACTGATCTAAACCTGTCCACACATCAAGTTCCATTCTTGTTTTGTACAAGTTTCTCGATGCATTGATTGCATCTACATCACTACTACTATTCCACCCAGTAGAACGCAGAAAGATAATAGTCTTCTCTTGCATCTTTGCAGACGCACCGATGAAGTCTTGTAGATAATCAATAGTATAGTTTGCGTGTAGCTCCATTTAACTTCCAGGCGATAGTGACTCTCAATGAATTGAATACCCTAGAGACTTCTTCGGCATGATGTTTTCTCATACCAGGGAAGAATATTCCTCTATTAGGTGCTGGTTCAACGTATGACCATGTGTTGTCTTCGTTTAGAAAAGCAGTTTTGCCTCCCCAGAGATGATCCCAATTACTATTTGCATAGAGTAGGAATGTTCTGCAGTCTTCATAATCTCCATCTGTATGAGGCATTGCCTTGTCACCATATACGTGTCCATTTGCATAAACACGTTCTAGTTCTAGATGAGGTTCGTCTACAGTTTCTCTAATGATATTTAGTAAATAATCTGAAAAGAACTCATCATCAGTCAATTCCATCTGCCAAAAGGGCAATCCAGATGATCCTCTTAAAGAACCATGACCATATGCCCATTTTGGTTGAGTTACCTTCTCTAGTACTTCTGCAAAATCAAGATTGGTTAACGTTTGGTCGTAGATCTCCATATTCTCTAATAAAGTTAGCTCTAATTTGTTCAAATGGCAAGAATGTGTCTACTGGTGCATCAGGACATGCTTTCATTGCTGCTAAAGTTGCTGTAGATTGTGCGATTAATTGATAACGCAAGAAAGTTTCATCAATAATACTAGTTGCCCACAAAATAACAACACGACGTTTGCCACTTGTAATAGGATTAACATGATGTATCAACCCAGTTGGGTATACTAATGCATTACCTGCTTTTGGTTTAAAGGGTACAGATTGATCTCCTACTGATAGCATAAGTTCCCCGCCTTCATATTCGTCAGGTTCGGTAAGAAATATGCTAATACTATGATGTGTCTTGATACCAGAAATAGTGACATCATCAATATGCTTATTGTAAAACCCACCAGTTCTATACTCTGCAAAAATAGGAACAGTGAGTTCTTTGAAGATATACACTGATGTGAATTCTTCATTATTTCTCATTGCTGTTTGAACAACATCCAAACACTTTCTGAACTGAGGGGAAGTTTGTTGTATGATGTGGTTGTCCTTTACATCAGGATTAACCTGATGTTTGCCATCTCTCTTTACTAATCCTGGTTTGGTTGGTGCATCATCAAAATAACTATTGATTCTTGATAGTTCTTTACTATCAAGAAGTTCACTTTCATAAATCATATCAATCCTCTTCTTCCTCTTCTTTGAATAGTTCGTAGTCGAAATCAGGATAGATTTCTGTTACCTTCATTTCTTTAATAATATCAAGAATTTCTTTCTTGATAAGTTTTGTTGATGTAACTCTAGATCTAGCATAGATCAGTTGACTTAGCATTCTGCTGTCAAGGAAATCGGATGATGCATCATCATCGTAATTTGTCCACTGAGAAGCATCATCAGCATCCATGAATGCAGGTGCATCAGTTACACCATCTTCCAATTTACCATCTGGATATAGTTTGAGATAGTTCTTAGGATCAATAGGGAACACCTGTTGATACAATGATTTAGCAAAATCTAATGGTGATGGGAAATCTTTTGGATTGGGGATACCAATAGCTCTAACTTTTGCTCTCCAGTCCATCCAACGTTGCTTTTCACCCTCATAACTATCCTCAACGTCAGGCAATACATGCCAATCAGACGCACTAAGCATCATTCTTTTTTCTCTAAGTCTCTTCAACCATTTTGCATCAAAGAATGAATATTCTTTTTCAACACCATCAAGTTTCTTTAATGTAGCAGCAGTTTTAACACCAGCAGCAGCAATAAACAATGCCAAAGCAGTATTGTAAACTGCTTTTGCTTGTTCTACTGTGCCACCTTTAAACTGATATTCATTCCAATAACTAGATTCAGAAGCAAAATCATACTTCTGTCTGTTTCTCTGTGCATAAAAGGTGTCATCACTATTGTAAGCAAAGAATAGCAATAGATCTTCATCAGTATGCCAAAAAGAATCAATTTGTTCGTAGAACTTTGCCTTCAATTCGTCACTGAATTTAGTGCGAGTCATCGCAGCATCTACATTGATATCTACTTGATCAATCGGTGCAGTTAGAATGGTATTATTAACCAAATCTACTTGAAGGATTGGTCTTTTGATTTTTGGTGTTGTTGAGGTCATGCTAGGTGCGTTTTAATATACCATCCTGTCAAAATATATTTATCATCTTTAAGAAGGGTATTTCCTTTATGTACATGTGTCATGCCAGCAGGGAAGAATACAACTGTGCCTTTTGTTGGTTTAATTCTTCTACCTTGATACAAAAACTCAGTCTCACCACCTGCCTCTGGATCTACATCATTAAGATAAATCATCCACACAACTTCTCTTTGTGCATGTGATGCAGCAGAGTTTTCATAATGCCATTGATGATATCCACCTTGAGGTAGTGTCTTCTGCATTTTAATATCACTTGAAAGCATAGGAACATTTTTTAATTGTCCGTACTCACTGATATAATGCTTGAGACAAGACTTCAGAAACTGATTAACTTGGTAACTTAGTCCATCATTGCAATAATTTGCTAGAAGTGAAAGATCTTTTCTATACAAATTACTACCATATTGGATGTGACCATCCATTTTAAATTCATCTACATATTCGGTATCAGTTTTTGATCCAAAATCTCTTTCTAGTTCCTCAAAATCAACACTTGAACTATTGCCATTCATCACATGCTCAAACCATGCAATACATTTATCGCAAAATGGTTCAGGTACAAAGTTGTCCCAAACTCCAATAAAGTCATCAAAGGATGCTTTTGTAATCTGCTCATTCATCATTAATTCTAAAGGTCTCCATTCTTGGACCTTCTTGGATAATGTATTCGATACCATTATTTAAAACTCAGTATGCCTTTATTATATATTTGATTTTGTGGAAGGGTGCTAGGATAGGAACCTTCCTTTGTGGATTCATTTTTGCTTGAGGAATTGGTTTGGTTGAGTTATTCCAACTAAACGTTGCTGGATTAAGTTCAATTTGAACGTCGCTTTGACTAAATTGTAAGTCAAATGTGGAATTAAACGTAGCAAGACCAGATCTATATGCAACTGCATCGCCATTTACATTACCATAAGTATAATCATTTTGTGGATCTAATACAGGATCAGTACCTAACAAGTGTGCGTGAGTCAATGTTCCTGTGTAGATGGATAGATAGTTTTTAATTCTTGCTCTTCCTTCAGTTGTATCAATGACACCAGCATCTTGAGTGAATGCACCAATAGCAGAAAATCTATCAGGTGAGAATGAACCACCCTTACCATCACTATTTGCTTCAGACTGCAGATCACCAGCAGGAGTTCCCCAATAGTTACCGAAAGCAACTGTTGTACTACCAGATCCAGGCAATACATCTTCTAAAGAACCACGACCTGCTCTACTAAATTCTCTGTCTGCATCAGCATAGTTCCAGAAATTTGCATCTTCCCAGTAACCATCATCAACTGCGTCATCCTTACTATCATTTTGACCATTCCAACTTTGTGATCCGCTTGCAGCAGTACGTAGATATGCGTAAATATTCCATGGAATAACAGGATCACCATCAGGATCTTCTGGTTGACCAGTAATAAATTGGTGTTCATGTTGTGGTGGACGAACAGAAACACTAGTCACAGGACCAACATTAGCATTAACATTACCTGTAACAGTAAAGTCAACTTCAGTAGTTACTAATTCTGTACCAAATGTTCTTGGTGTTCCTAATGTATAGAACGAAGATTCTGTTCCACTAGTCTGTCCAGCTGGTGCAATAACCTGTTCTAAGGGATCAGGGGCAGCAGAAACATCTACATCATCAAAATACCACCAACCACCAGTAGAACCAGGAAGTTCTGCACTACCACCAGCAGAAGTAACAGGAACAGATGGAGATGATCCTTTATTAAAGTCTACTCTACCAGGTCCTACCATTCTAACATTACGATAGTCGGGTAAGTTGAAATTACCAGAGTATGTTTTTGATGCACTAATATAGGTTGCATTTCCACCATAGGTGTTACCAATTGATTCCCATAACCAAGGATACTCTGCTGCTGCTACTGAAGTTCCATCACATTCAAGGAATCCAGGGAATCTAATGTCGATATCACCATAACCAAAGTTACCATCATCTGCAATAGTTTCTCTAGGTACAGGTAATACAGTACCAATAGCATAACCATCATGCTTAGGTTGTCTATAAAAACTCTTGGCATTTGCAGGATCTGAATTAGATACTGCTTCCCATGCTTCTTCAGCAAAGAATGCATTCTTCTCGGAATACCAAACACCAAGATATGATGGAGGAACTGGTTTTACTGCATAGTTTACAGATCTAAGTGTAAATGGCGCTGCAGTTCCAAAACTAATATCTGCTACACCATAATGAGATAGTCCTACAACTGGATCTAAATTAGCATTACCTGGTTGTTGGTAAATAA